AAGTGAAATAAGTACCCATGTTGATATGCCTACAAGTATTGTTCCTAACAGTCCAATTAAAACTGTATTAGTTTTCCTTGTCATTTATTAAACATCTTTAATGATGCTCCTGAATTGTGATAACATTTTAAACAAGCCCTTTCCTTTGATGCAAAGTAGACGTATGAATCTGTATTAACTAATTCTTTGTTACACCATTTACATGGTCCAACATTAAATTCTCTATTTGGTTTTACCCACTTTTTCTTTTGCATCTATTTCTTCAGTAGCTTTATCTAAATCATCAGTTGTATGTTCTAATTTTTGCAAAGCTCGTTTAAGTGCAGCATCTTTTGATTTGCCTGCATCTTCGAGTTCTGAAATCTGAGTTCTCAGGTTCCTAACTTGTTCTTTATACTCGTTGATAATTTCTTGGTAATCTGCTTTGAGCATGCATTACTTAGGCTTCTTCATGATATTAGCACCCTTCAATCCATAGATAGCTGAAACAACTCCTATGAAGATTGCTTGATACCAATAAGGGAGATTATTAAAATATGAAAAAAATAGATCTAATCGTTCACGAACATCAGGAGAGTCAGAGAACACAGAATAAGCCAATAGCAAGATAGGTAAAGATACAAGAAGGAGGACAAATTCGTCTTTCCAACCCTTCTCATTAGTTTCAATAATTTTGCTTTTATATTCAATTTCGCCTCGGCTCATTTTTTCTGCGTGCACACGCTGTGCATCAGACATTAGCATTTTTGTTTGTTGTTTGTTTTTATATATATGAGTACCAACTTTAAAAGCCATACTCAATAAATTAATTACTGGGAATGCCATTATAATTTACTCCTTACGTATTTTAGTAATTCAGGAAATTTAGTTTTCCAAATTCCTCTGTCCTGTACATGAGAAAATTCAGCTTTGCCAGTTGCTTTTAATGCAGCAAGAGCTGTAGGATTCTGTTCAAAAGATCTTCTCATAAGACTTCTCATTAAATTAATATTCCAATTATCTTTGGTATAAGTACCTGGAGCTGTAAATTTAGAACCTTCTTTCCAAGGTTTCTTATATATAGTCTCGTTAATTGTTCTATTTTTTAATGTTTGATAACCATGTTCTACAGAAACAAAGTCTAATTTCTTACCTTTAATATTTAAAGAGAAAGGTCTTTTAGCTAGATTGCTTAGATTAGCATATTGTCTAGCTCCATAGAAAACATTAAGTTTCATTTCTTTTTTAATGTATATACTTTACCTGTTCTTGTACCAACATAACGAAGATGATCTCTCTTCTTCCATCGTTTGTCCCAAGCCCAGCTGTTCAATTTACTTCCCATGCTTTCTATGAAGCCGAGGAATTTGTCTCGTAACCATCCCATGCTCTATACATCCCTTCTACTAAAAGTTCATCGGAAAATGGTTGTTGACCATTCTCCATTCTGATTATGGACTTTACCAGAGGTAAGTAATCTTTCATACTATTTTCTAGTTTGTCCATCGGATTAAAGCCTGTTTCTTTACAAACAAACTTAATATAAGCGTCAGTATCATTTTCACTTGGAGGTGCCCATCTTGCGATGATATCCTCAGTTGTGTTCTTTTTGTGGTGAAAACGATAGACTAAGAGTATACGCATTAAAGCTCGTATACCCCAAACGGATTCCTTAAAAACACAAAAGACTGGATCAGATTGCTCTGATGCCAGCCCATCCCAGTCAGTACCTAATTTGATATTGCCTGGATTCTTGTTTCTAATTCCTCTCGGTAATTTTTCTGTTCCATCTGCCATTATGTTTTAATACCATTGGGATCAACTTTGGTAATCCATTGATGATCACAGCGGTTCCTACTACAGGTCTAGTTTTTTGAAGTTTGTTATACTCAAAAGCTAAACTCTTCATGTTGATTAAACAACCAGTCTGGCAAGCCCATAATAATTCATTAGGGTTGCTCCAATACTGGATACTATATGAAGTATGATAGTGTCCCTGACAGGTACACATTCCATACTGTTGTGCTACTTTAAGCACATCTTTATATTTACCATGGCAGAAGTAAATGTTTTGACCATTAGATGCTTTGATAATCAAATCTTCGTGCCAGGTCCAACCTGGTCCCACACCTAACATTTCATTATAAGTTTTGAAAAGTTCGTGTGGAATTCCGTGTCGTGTTGCTTTCCTAAAAACTAAACTTCCATGGTTAGAGTCTAGCAAATACATTTTAGGAAACATCTTATGTAGTTCCTTAAAGAATGTTTTAGCTTTATCTAATTCATGGCTAGGAGAGTACAAGCCTGGATGATGATCGTGAAAAGAAATACTATGCCAATCCAGTTCATCTCCTATATTGACAACACAATCAGGTTTATATTCTTTCCTAATTGCATCTAGAAAGTCAAGTGTATCTGGATGATGATAGGGTGAATGAAGATCACTTATGCAAAGTATTGATTTTCGAAGCATATTATTGCTTGTACAATTATTTCGTGTATAAATCTAGTAGTAGATGTACAACTTTATGCACCAGGTCTTTTATCAGGTGTGCAATAAAATTTTATATAAATACTATTTCTATTAACCTGTTCTTTTCCTACTTCTATGATTTTTCTTTTTCCTTCATCATAACCAGCTACCATACAGGCATACCAACTAGAATAAGTTTCAGGCATAACATGTGGTTGCATACATTGATTATGAACTGAACTACAAAAAAGCATAGTTAGCATAATTTTCATTATGGAACCAATATGCTTTTAACAACCCACATAAGATTTCCTAACGCCATAAAACTAACAGCCCATATAATCTTATATATTGTATCAATTCGTTTAGCTAAATGGCAAACGTGATTATCTAATTTAGTATTAATAACCTTTAATTCACCATATATTTTAAGAATTTCTTCTTTATTTTCTGTATGTCTGCTCATTAAAATAATGTTTCGTAAGGAGACCTTACTAATCCTTTTGTTTTATATTGTGATGTTCTTGGTCCTTTATATCTAGGATGACCACTTTGACCTAGCACAAAATCAACTGCTGTATCTATTGCAAGATCGGCACTAAGCCCATCTCTTTGTAGACCTTCAGAAATATTTTGTGATGCTGTTTGTAACCAAATTGGTAAGAATCTTTTACCTATTTGACCACCTATCTTTAAACCTTTTTCAATAGCTTCATCATCTTTCTTGGTGATGTTTGGACTCCACTTAGTAGTTAAGTATTTTTTATTAGTTAATACTTCTATTGTAACTCTAGGTAATGCTCCTATCTTTTTAAGACCAGTAGCCTGAGGAGCTGTTATCCAATGGAAAGGTTCCATTAACTGTTTAGAAAAGGTAAGTACTTCACCATTCCCTAAGTCAATTCTAGTTGGATCTGTATTCTCTAATAGAGACTTACCACTAAACGCATAGTTTAATGCAGATCCTGCTGCTGCATAAATTACTGCAGCTCTTAAAAAGTAATATTGATATAGTCTACGTAAGTTTGGATCTTTTTCAAAAGCGGGAAATGACTTAGCAATAATTCTCATGTTAGATATTGTCCAGTCTGGAGCAAACATTAACAATTGCATATAGCCTCTAGAGCCAGGTCTAAAAGTAGTTTGCATCATACTTTTAAGCCAAGGAGTTTGTATACTATTAGCTAATTTTGCCCAGTCTTGTCCACCAAAAGCATCATTAGTAAATTGTGCTGCTCTTTGTGCTTTAGTATATATAGCAGCTTTATTATCTCCAGTTTGTACTGTTTTATTTAATGCTGTAAGAAATGTATTGAGTTTAGCGTGAGTAAATACTCTATCCCAAGTAACTCTATCAAAAAATCTAAATACTTTTTCAGCTTGTGCTGCAAGCGAAATACCTAAATGTCTTTTAAAAAATTGATCTACTGAAGTGTTTTGTAAACCATGAAAGTTATAATAAAATCTATCAAATCCTATATCTTCAGGTGTGCTTATTTGTACTCTAGATCCTTTAGCAAATTGTATAAGATCATTAAATCCTGCTTTTTCTAATACTGCTGCTGCATGAGGAAACTCAGCTCTATACTTAGCAGGATTATTTATAAAACTTTCTAATTCTTGTTTTGATCTTGGATTAATAATTCTTCCAATAGTTCTTAATTTAGTTCCAGCAAAGATCATGCTTTCTAATAATGCACCAGCGTGAAAGAATGAAAAACCTACTGCTAGTCTTTTCATCATTAAGTTAGTAGTAAAGAGTGCACCCATTAATGCCTGTTCATCTGTAGCATCAAATACCATTCTTAAAGATTTCTCCATACCTTTATGAATATGTGGAGCACCTAATATTTTATCTGCAAAATAAGGATGATCAAACTTAACATACTCTCCGCTTGGAGGTACTTCGCTTATATTTCTAATTAATAAAGGTTTACCACCAATTTTAGATTTTTGTAAATTAGTTATTAAAGCTCTTGTTGCTAATGCTTTACCTGCTGCATTAACATATACTTTAATTAATTCTACAGGATCTTCAAATTCAGGTTTAATTTTATAACCTTTTTGTAATCCTTTATTTATATCTCCAAACGCACCCTTTTTACCAAATTGAAATGTGGGTGATATACCTGCTATTGTTTTGTCAAAATCTTTAATAAAATGAAATGGTTGTAATTTGGGATTATAATGTTGCCAAAATAAAGGAAGATAGTTAGCTCTAAAAGAACTTAATAATTTTGAATCTTTTTCTGAGAAAAGAACACTAAATTTTTTAAATATATCTTCAATAACTTCAGCAGATTTTAATTCATTTGCTGTTAACTGATCTTTTCTAATAGGTTTTAATTTTGGATCATAATACTGTTTACCAAATTTATCTACAGGTGGTCGTAAAGTTTTAGGATCAACTTTAGCTTCAGTAATATAATAAAATACTTTAGGTCTAGAATCTATAGCATCAGGAGTAAGTAACTTAATTGCATTGGCTAATTCGTGTCCTGAGGAATTAAGTTTAGTTGGTGCTAATCTCATGGCATCTAAACCAGCTTCTACATTAAGTGCTGCTTTATCCATTTCATCAGTAGTAGTTTTTAATTTTCTACCTAATAATTTGGCTGCAGCATAAACAGCTAAACCTGCACCAGCTCCTTTAGCAGTCGCTAATAATTTATCATCTTCTGCAGTAAGAAATTGTGCTACTCCACCAATTGCTGCTAATGAACCTGCTACTTTTAAAGAATTGGCAATAGCCATATCTTTAACATTCTCATTAAGCGTTCTAAGTACTACAGTAGTATCTGCTTTATAAATATCAAATTCTGCATCACTTGCTAAATTCTTAGTATTTGTTTTAATATCTTCATAAATATCATCAATAGGTCTAATAATACCATTCTTATTATAACCTGTTAATTTGTCAGGATGAGCTTTGTATTGAGATTTATTATAATTTCTATTTTGAAAATTATGAACAGCGTTTTTAGATAAACCTGTAAACTTTGAAATTAATGCACCTGTTCCTGCAAAGCCTACAGATAGTAAAGCTCCTGCTGTAGCTCCTATTGTAGTTTCAATGGTAGTTCTTTTTGGATCCATTGTTCTGTCTTCTGACAACTGCCAAGCGGATGAAAATGTTAAAGGTAATGCAAGAGTAGCAAAAGCTCCAACTTTTATATCTGCCATATTATCAGCTTTTGCCGCTGTTCTAGCTATCTTGTCTAATTTAAGACTTTTGCTATATTTTAATCTAATAGCATTAACGACACCTCTACCTAACTTGT